AGTAAGCCTTCAGACACAAGCAACCGCAAGCTGGACAGTCAAGGTTGTCGATGGCAGTCGCTTCGTACTCCCAGTTGTCAAAGGCACCTTGTACGAAAAAGAACCCGCCAACGTCCGTACTAGAAACTACAAAGCAGTTGTCGCCAACAGCACTCCCAACGCACGCGTAGATCGGAACAAAACCACCTTCCTTGACTTGCGCCCTCAACGCCCCGCCTGGTTCGTAACATACAAAAACCGATACAGTGTCGTCCGAACTGTAACCACCAGGCCAGTTGTAGTCGGCGGATACCGTCTCGTCTCCTTCAATTGTTACCGTGATCTTGGCGGTTCCAGTGTCCATGTCTGCAAAAGCAAACGTGACTCGATAAAGAGATGTGCCTGGATCGCCTGCGCCCACAACAAACGTGCTGCGTGTTCGACACTCGACTAGATCGAAGTCTGCCCGCCAACTGCCTTTGTCGTAAAGAACTGGGTGGCAAATTGTGGTTGCAAGCTTGCCTGCGCCGCCGTTGTCAATCAGCTTATTCCCACTGATTGCCCAGTTGCCGCTGATTTCGTACCAGGAGCCGGTTGGTGGGTTAGCGTCTGCGCGGTTAAAATCGTCGTCGCCAAGTTCGCAACCTTTGCAGCAACAACCCTGCATGTGCTTGCGTTCGACCACTAGCACTCCTCCCAGAAGATATACCAAGTCATGCCGCTTCGAATTAGCTTAATGTATTTGTTGGTTCCAACTGCCGTGGCTGCGAGGTTGTAGAACTTGACGGTATCAGTTGACGTTGAAATGGTTCTCGTATCGCCGCTGTCAGCCGTGTAAACCTTGGACGCGGTTCCCGTTCCGAGTGTTGTTCCGCTTCGTGCTGTGGCTCCCTCAGTCGTGTAAGCAATCAGCAAAGACGTATCGTCAGATGTTCTGTTTTGTCCGTCGCCAACGAAGTTAGAACCAAGAACCTTCCGAATGATTTCGTCAGCGTCTGGTCGGCTAAAGGCTACTAAGTCTTCGTCTTTTGCCATGTTATGACCTAATAAAATCGAAGCTGATTTGTTTGTAAGTTAGAAACTTGGTTGTAAGCGGGTCTGCCGTATATCCAAGCTTGTCACCGTCCGCCTTTAGTTTGCCGACGATTCGATGGGAGTTTGTTTGGTCCAAGTACGGCTTGATTTTGTTACCGTCTGCAACGTCCTTAAATACGCTGCCTACTTGCAACAATTCAGTTTCCCAAGTGTCTGGATCGTAAGTTACCTTGTAGCTGATTCGCCAAGCTGGGAAGAATCCGAAATAACCAAGCTCTGCACCAGTCACGTTCAGCTTGCAGGTCTTTGCGGCACGACCGCGAAAGCTGCTTAGGTTGACAGTGTCATTACGATCCATAATCGTATTGATGTCTTGCGAAGCATCTTCGAACTGCACAAGCGAGAAAGAACATATCGTGACCGTTCGCGTCAGTGGTTCTGCAAAAGGTTGGCTTGCATAGTTGACAATCTTCTTTGGTGGGGTGTCAAAGTCTTCGTACAGAACTCGTTGCTTGGTTTCAAACGAGTCGATCTTGAAAAGCGGAATCCATGTTACCGGGTCTGGCGAATCTGGATTGTCTGGTGATTGCTTCTGATCTTCTTGGCCCGATTCAAACTCTGCGATAACTTCCCAATGCAAGGCGTGGTTCGCCATGCGTTGTGCCGACTTGCTCATGCACTTTTGGTTCGTTGGTCCGTAAACCAAATTGATGATCGGCAAGCCTGGCGTTAGCAGGAGAATCTCTTCGCGGGTAACGTCTTTGCTGTCGGCAAGTACGATGTACTTGTACTTGCTGGTAAAGATAAGCGTTTGCAGCTTACCAGCTTTAACACTGCCGTTCCCGTCTCGGAGTTCGCTTGATTCTATAATCTGGCTTGCCATTTAACGCGCCCTTCCGATTGGTTGAATCTCTTTGATTGCGTCAAGTTGCTGCTGTGCAATCTGATTGTTTATTTCTGCGAGTTCCGTTTGCTTCAACGCCATCTCCATCTCTTCGTTCTTCTGATCGTTCATGAACTTGTATGCCTCTACACTGCCAGCCGCAAGCGTTGGAGCAATTGCTAGATCGATGCCGTTTTTGTCTGGACCTTCCTTGTCTGTTCTTGCATTCTTATTCGCCTTTTCCAGTGCATCCGCTGTTTGTTTTTCAAAGGTTGCCTCGTCAATAAATCCTTCGTTAAACATGTCTTGCAAACGCTCAAACTCTAAGATGTATTCAGCAAATGGCGATCGTGCTTTTTGCTTTAGCGTCTCGGAATCTTTGATAAGCTTTTGAAACGCCGCGTCCGCTTCCTGTTGTGCTTTCTTTTGCCTGTCGCTTTCCATCTTCGCAGCAGCGGCTTTGTCGTCGGCTATCTTCTTTTCTTTAGCTGCAATTGCTTCTAGTTCCTCACGTTCTTTGGCAGCACGTTTGGCAATAATATCTTTTATTCGTTCTTTTTCTTCAAACGTTGGCATGCGCACATGCTCTTTTTCCATTTGCTTTCTAAGCTCGTCTTCTCCAAGTCGCTCTTGCAAGTCCGCAAACTTTGTTCCTTTGTAACTGCTATCAAGGTTCATAAAAGCATCGCTTCCGATTGCTATAATCCCCTCTAAACCAACTGAAAAGGTTTCCGCAAAGCGTGCTAACGCCCCACCATTGCCGCTTGCGTCGGCCCCTGCGTTCATCAGGTCCATGAGTGCTTTCATCGCCGGTAACAGTTTTGTACCAATTTCTGTAGCCATCATCTCTACATCGCTGCTCATCTTGGCAAACTGACCAGCAGCGGAATTCTTTAGGCGTTCGTTCATCTCATAAAACCGCCCACCTTCGCTCGTTGCCGACTTGAATGCATCTTCGACCATGCTTGCGGAAATAGCTCCATCTTCCATAGCCTTCTTCAGCTCGATCATGCTGCGGCCAGTCGTCCGGCTTATTTCCTGCAACGGGTTGAATCCCGCATTTACCATCTGCAAGACTTCTTGACCCATCAAGCGACCGTTGGCCGTTACCTGTCCAAACGCCAGCGAGAGCGATTGGAAGCGGTCTGCGTTGCCTACGGAAACTTCTGAAAGTGCTTTCAACGCTGGAAGTGTTGATTCAGCAGCAAACCCGTAGCCGATAAGCGTTTGGGCACTTCTTGAAAAGTCTGCGCGAGACAAAGGAGAACTTCGATCTAGTTCGATAAATCCTTCGTAAAGCATCTGTGCTTTAGCTGTCGAGCCGGTCAGAACCTCCAATGCAATCTTGTTGGTTTCTGCTGTCGCCGCCAGTGACAGGCTTTTCTTTACGCCTGCAAACGCCGCTGCCATTCCTGCGTATTGTGCCAACACCGACTTGATATCGCCTGCAATTTGGTTTTGCTGTGGTGGTAACACTGTTGGTTTTGGTACTGCCGCAAGCTTTTTATGCGCGTCTGCAACTTGCAAAACCGACTTTGCAGCCAGTCCGTTTTTTTGAACTGATTGCTCGATAAGACGGTTGTATGTTTCCTGATCGATTATTCCTCGCTTCAAATCGTTGCTGTGCGTGCGCAATGCAGCCGCATGGCGTTCCTCAGCAGTCATGACTTGCTTTCGCAATTCGATGCCTCGCTGAATGTTTTGCATGCGCAATTTGTCTAATGCATCATCGTCTTTTTTTTGCTTATTGAGCTTTTCAGCTTCTTGCCTAGCCTCAATCATGGCATACGTTTCGATACCGTATTTTTTTGCCAAGTGGTCTTGCGCAGCCGCTAGCCTATCCGCAGTTACAGCACCTTTTTGCTGTGCGATGTCCAGCAATTTCATCGCATCAGCGTACTTGTCAATGTTGCTTTCAGAAGCCTTGATAACCGTGCCTAGCTTGCGTAGCTCACCAGCCGACAAATCTACGCCTTTGGTTAGCGCAGAAGCATCGAATCCAAGAGCTACGTTTGCTAGGTTAATCGATCCGGCCATGCTGTTTCACTACTTCTGTAAGTCCAAAGATCGATGCAACTTGGGGAATCGCTTCTGACGGTTTTGGTTTCTTTGGCTTGGTTTCTGGTTCGTACCGCGATGGCATGTAACCTTCGATCTGGATCGGTTCCATTGCCTGCCCGTGTGCTGCCAGTGTGACTGCTGTAAGCCTGTACAGAACTGCCAATAGCTCCGCGTGTTGCAATCGCTGTTCGCCAATAGGCTCGACAGCATCGAAAGCAAGCCACTTATCCAGCGTGCCTTTTGGTAGTGTCGATAACCAGCCATCAACGTCAGCGATCCCCCACTGCAAGGCCAGCCGGTAAGCTATTCGGAGCTTCCGGCTTCGTCGAAGTTTTTTACTAAGCCCTCAAGCTCTCCAGGTTCGTACCTGTTCAGCTTCTGGCACTCCTCAAACAAGTAACCTGCCAAGCTTCGACGCATGGTCTTGAGCTTGTCGGAGTCGTCGATCAGTCGTTCGCCATCAACACCAATCCACGAGTGGGCAATCATGGCTCGGCGCATCTTCTTAACGTCGAACTTGCCCTTCTTGTCTTGCAGTTCGAGTTCGTAGGCTACGGCCTGATCTTCTGTAAGCTCTCGCAAACGAAACAGCTTGCCCTCGAACTCAACGACAACCTCTTGGACTGGTTGCGATAGCACATCAGCCAGCGAGTCTTTGTCAATTAGCTTCTTGTTCGTCATCGTCTTCTTCTTCCTCGTCTTCGTCTGCTAAAAGTCCCTCGGTAGGAGGAACGTGGAAATGGAAAGGTGGATTGACAACGTGTCCGGCTAACGTCGAACACTCGGCAACGATTGGCAACCATTGCTCGTCACTTAGTTTGTTGCCTTCGAGTAGTGGCATGATCCGCGAGTCTGGATTCTTGCAAAGCAAGCCAAGGTTCACGCCATCAACAGTCACGAACCATTGGTCGTGTTCAACTTCTTTACCGTCAACGCCCATGCCAATAAATGGCTTCAATTCAGTTATCATGTTACGCCGCCGTAAATGTTGGACCTGTGGCTCCGTCGAACTGGATCGTCATCGATCCTTTCATGACTTCGCCGTTCTTTGGTGCTGGAAAATCAACGCTCTTGACGAATGCGGTTCCTGCAAATGAACCCGCACCTGGATAAGTGATCGTAAAGGTTGTTCCAGCGTACGGTTCGCTGGTTGGAATCATGGTGGTCGATGTTGGCACCGCAGCACCCAGCCAATAAAACTCGACCGTGACCTCTGGCAAATCTCGCAAGTCTCCAGGACGCATTTTCTTGAATC